CTCAGGAGAGACAGGCGCTGCCAGTCCTCCAGGGGGACGAAATTCAGAGAAGCCTGATGGGAATCTCCACCAGGTACATCGGGCATATCCTCCAGAGCCAGGATATCGTTGACGGAGTATGCACCGATCTGGTGCATGTCCTTGTAATATTTTGCGCGACTCTCAAAGTCACCACGGAGAGCAGCATTCATATTGCGGCGAATCCGGAGATTCCTTTTTCGATCCTCCGTGGAAAGGAGCTTGAATGTATCCTCTTCCTCGCAGGCCGTCACGTTGGCCAATGCTGTGGTCTGAACATATTCAACCCGGTTTTGCTGATTGCTTTCATAGCTCTGTTTTCCGGTCATCAGCACATGGAGCGGGGTACCAGTAAACCGGGCAATATCGGCAATGGTAATCTCATTGGATTCCACAAACTGAGCGTCCGCATTATTCATGGCAATCGGCTGATACTTCAGGCCCAGATCGAGGACCGCTGTTCGGAATGCATTGTCGCCACCTGCATGGACCTTCTCCCAGGCCCGACGCACCTGTTCTTTTTTACTGATAGTCTCCACCGCATTACCCTGGGCATCCGTAACGATCACTTGGCCACTCAAATCCGTATCCGTGTACAACACACCGGAAGGTCTGCCGCCATTGTTGTACAGTGCCCGTTCATAGCTCTTCGCAGAACGATCTTTTGCGACCACTTCCCGGGCGTAGGCCAGGAAACTTATACCGTGGATTCCATCGCGGGTAAATGCTTTGTAGTGGATAATCTGATGGGGAAGCAGGTGGAACACCTTTCCGGAAATCGGATCCGAATACAGGTAATGCAAATGCCGTTGCTCGTCCAGATACATCTGCACAAGCTCAGTTGTCAGGGGAAGGAGTTCTTCCACGCGGCCGGTTCTTTCGCTACGGCCGATATAGGCTAATCCATTACCGGTCAAGCTGCGATTGATATCCATCAGCCGCTTGTAATCCGCCGATGTCATTGCCTCGTTGGGGCGCATCCGCAACACATCCAGGAGGTAATGATCGTCAATGTGGGTACGTGTCTTTTCATCCATGATATAAAAAGGCATGACAGACATCGTCTCCGCGCTGTAATTGATCGCCCGATACACGGCAGATACCTTCAGCGCAGAATCCTCACTGCCGCCGTCCAGATTCCAACCGGTGGGGCTGCTCAGGGTCAGAATATCGGGAGATCGCGGCACATTGGGGGACGCTGCCTTTTTATTCGGCACAATCATTCGCCATCACCTCCCCTGGCTATCAGCCATCCATACGCAATGGCGAGCACGCCGCCGGCAATGACGCCTGCCGCCACATGCAGCAGGCCGACGCCCACAATCACGGCAACACCGCCGCCAACCAGCAGGGCGTCAGAGACGATCTCCCGCCAGTTTTTATTGCTTTTGTGTTTCATTATGTCCTCCTACATTTCGTAGCTGCTGGTAACTGCGGCGGCCAGGTTGGGCTTTTCCCGGAAGATCAGCGCACGTGCCAGCGCATTCATCGCAGCTGCTAAAGGGTCAATTCTCTGGGAATCGTCCTTGTGTTTTTTTGACAACTTCGAATCACCGAAATTGTTTTGAACCTCAATTGCATTCTTGAGGCACCACATGGCAAGCGGTGAGTATTCCAGAACAATTTTCCCCTGAAGGAGAAGCTCCCGAAAACCTTTGACCGCCATATTTTGACCAGCACAGGTTTGCCTGATTTCTACACAGAAATCATCTTTATGCTCTTCTTCACACATAAGAATTGCCAGGTCAGTAGCATTGTGTCCGTCGTAATCCACTTCCTGAACATGCCACTGACAAGATTGTCGGTGGCTTTTAATCCAATCCCACACCCATCTGTTTTCTGTGACATCGCCAGGAGTTGCCGTAACAAATCCACGTTCGACCCAGTCGCGATACGGGACTTTATCTGTGTGCTCATGCCTGGCCACGCCGTTCACCGGCATGAAGCCATGCATTTTAATTGCTACGCGACCGTCTTCCAGAATGAACACCGCCGCGACACCAGACAGGTCGATTCGCTTACCCAGGTCAAATCCACACCAAGCCGTGCACCTATTCGTGAGCTCCGCAAACTCCTTTCGGGAAATCATGGCCTTCCGTGCCAGTTCCAGGCAGTGGTCATTCAGATAACTATTGACCGCTGCGGTCTGCCACTGGCACAACCGGCGTGTTAGAAACTTTCGGATTTTCTCCGGATCCATAGATCCATAGGCTGCCGTGTATTCACTCTCCGTCTGCTGTAGCAGTTTCCTGCTGTACTCATTGGGGTAGCGAAGCAAAGGATTCGCCCATTGCCACTTTGCCTTATCGTGAGGATCCTCGCCACGAGGCAATTCACGAATCATCACAAAATACCGTTCGTCAATCACATCGCCGTCGAGGATCTGCTTTGCATAATCCTCTTCCCTTTTCGCCGGTCGATTATCCGCATCATCACCGGCAGTCATAATACAGTCCAAGAGTGACTGCGTCCTCTTACCAAAAGAGTTAAATCCCAGGTCATATACATCTGATGTTTTGTGAGACTCATATTCGTCTACACAAAAATAACAGGGAGCACCGGAGTCTTTATTGCTGATATCCTTAGACAGTGCCCGCAAACTACCACCACGAGTCTTGTGGACCATGGGATATGCTTTTGGGATCAAAAGGCGTTTTCGCAACTCTGGTGTTGCGGCGGCAATCTTCTTTGCATCACCCTCGACACGGCGGGCCTGACTTTTATCCACAGCGGCACATTCCACTTCCGGCTCCATCTCATATTGCGCCAGCTCAGGACGGTAAGGCGGATAGCAGGCGTCTGAGGTCATTGCATACAATGCCTTGCCGCTGTTCATCGTGGATTTTGCAGTTCCTCTGCTTCGAACATCCAGACTCCGGACAAAACGCCGGGCGCCTGATTCTTGCTCAACCCAGCCATACAGACAGCCAAGGTCAAAGATTTGCCAGGGCTGCAGCTGGATCCGCTGGCCGGCAAAAGGACCGCGGATCTGAACTAACAGCTCCATGAATCGGATTATCCGATCCGCACGGGTGCAGTCGAAAACATAAGGAAATTCCGGCGTCCCCTGCCTGGCCAGATCATTTAAGTGCCGCTGACAGGACTTGATCTCATAAGGACAGCACATATCATGCAACCGTCCGGAAACCACCTGTTTGGCATATATCGAAACCGGGTGATGTAGACCTGTCGGGTTAGTCGCCAAACAGATCACCGTCCGTGTCAATCTCTGCTGCCTTAGCGGCTCGTTTCTGAGCCAGGCGAACCCGGCCTTCGGGAGTACATCCCAGAGCAGAACCGTAGTCCTTGATCAGACGGTCCTTGCCATCGATCTGCTTATTCAGAGTCTTGATCAGATCCGCATCCGGTTCATCCGCACTGCGGGCCTTCTTCAGATCTGCCTGTAAGGCATCACGCTCCTGCAGCTGGGAGCAATAAATGGCCAGCATCTCAGTGTCCAGATCATCCAGGATTGAGGTGCCATCCATGCGGACCAGGATAGATTCCCAGTATTTCTTGCCCCGGCCGGTTAACCAGGGTGGTTTTTTCAGCACTACCTCACCACGGTCGGGATTGACCTCGCCTTCTGCGAGAAGTCTGGCCTCTCGTTCATCCTTGGTCATGTGCTTGGACATGGCATCGGTTGTCTTAGTGGGGGTCGGCATTGACTTCTCCTTTCTGGCCTGATGCCGGTGTTTTTTCTGATCGGGGAATTTTTCTCACGTCCGAGGCGGGCCGCGGCTAGGAAGCTCCGCCCGAAAAACTTTTTTCTGGGTGGGGGGAGTCTGGAGCGTAGCTCCGGCGCATGCGTATGCGCCCACGCTCGCATCGCCGCGCCCGTGCGGACGTAGGCTCAGCGTTCAAAACGCCTTCGGTTTTCGTTCATTTCTGCCATGGTTTTGCGGCTGTGACAGGCATGGCACAGAGACTGCAGATTGCCGGAATCAGTAAACAACCGCCAGTTACCACGGTGCGGAATCACGTGGTCAACATCCGTCGCTCTGACTCTCAGCAGATGCGGCAAGTTCTCAGCTACCGCACGCCGGGAGCATTCCCGGCAAAACGGCTCCCGAAGCAGCTGATTGGGCCGCAGGGTATCTGTCCAGATCGGCAATCCGTACCAGCGGTGCCAATCCACCGCCTCTGCACTTCGCCTGGATCTGTCTTTGGGCCTGTGCTTATCGCAGTAACCTGCTCGTACCAACTCATGGCACCCAGGGTGCGCACATGGCCGCATTGATCTCAGTGCCATGTAACTCACCTCCGTGAAAACAAAAAGCCTGAACCACGAATCGCATCTGCGATACATGGCTCAGGCTCTAGGCTCAGGCTCAGGCAAGATATTCACAACACTCTCTTTGCCGCAATGTTTGCAGTACAAAGCGAGATCTTTAACCGAGGTGGTGGGCAGCACTCTGGCAAGCTTCATCTTGCCGCAGACCGGACACATCAGCCATCCTTGGTTTGTTTTAATTTTACCACAACTTTGTTCTCTTTGCAACACATTTTCACCTCGCATTTTCTTTTTTCTCATTTATTATACACTACTTCGAGGCTGAATTTATTGTATTCAGTTCTCGTAAATCCAGCAACGCCTCAACATACTGGAAGCGTCCAAATGCATTATCGATCCGCTGCGTTGTCTGTACAAAAGCGCCTGCAGGCGGGGTCAATGCTTCATCCGGTTCAGCATCTTCATAGGTGATAATCGGACGTTTTACATTCCTGCTGGCTCTCCACATTCTGTCGCCGACGTGCCGGCGGCCCATCTCCCGGGGTTCCTTGGTCGTATACTCCGCATGAGCAAAAGCAGATTTACACGAAAACGGCAGTATGTCAATATCGTCGCCGTTCTTTTTCCATAGGTCCCGGATCGTAGTGTAGTCGCAGATAGTACTATTGATAAACAAATGGTGATGCAGACGGCCACCGGAGTGATATCCCTCAGTGTTCCAGACATATACCATGTCATGTCCGTTCTGCTTTCTGACAGTACGCAACGCCTTGATGAATGCTGCCATTCTCTTTTCCGCATCTTCCCGGCAGCGGGGAAGATTGATATCCCGGTATGTAAGCGTCACCCACAAATCACTTGGGGAAAAGGTTGCCTCCAGGATCAACCACAGCTTATCCCGTGAGGTTCTGAAATTGATTCGCTCCCGTACCTCCGAAGAGATATCTGCCTTTGCCCTTCTCTCCGAGGGCGGCGAACCGCCCCGAAGAGATGTATACTGCAGCGCATACCAGAGCCGCCCGGCCCGGAGAATCTTCCGTCTCTCCTTAGCCATCATCCGGCCTCCAGAAAAATACAGTATAGGTCCAGTCATTCTGCGTCACAGATATCAAGACATATCCGGACTGATTGATTTCTTTCAGTGTCTCCTGCAATTCACGATCATCTGCACAGAGCTGATAATCGTATATTCCCGGTCTTCTCACCGTTCTGCTTTCGGCTTCATTCTGCCGTCTTCCCATGTCCATATTTATTTGCCCTCATAAATCTCACGGACTGTCCGATCTCACTAAAATGAAAAGATGTCCGTGTTTTTGGCTTGCCGTACTCAACAGAAAACCAATGGTGTTCTGCGTTGACAGCCACCACAACACCGATAACATTGCCGCGGATTGCTTCGACGCCATATCCGCGAAATGTTTCCGATGGATCAAACTGTACTTCCTGTCCTACTTTAATCACATCTACCAACCCTCCACGGGCATTCCTCGTCCACACCGTTGCACTCCGACCACCGCGCACAGTTCTCGCAAGGATGTTCGCATTCCACTTTCTTTTCCTCCTGTCGGGAACAATGCCTGGGCACCCGACAGCACGCCAGGGCAAACAGCAGCGCAACGGCAATCATGCCGATCAACCACCACATGGCTTGCCCTCCTTTACTGCCTTCGTCCGAGCCAACGGATTGCAGATCTTTCTGCGTTTGCGATAATCCATACGGTTATTGGGTGTGCAGTGTTTCTTCATCCCCAACATTCTCGGCTTGCTCATATTCAGCCCTCCAAAATATTATTGATTCGATCATCCATGGATTTGCCCAACCTATAGCAATTTCCATGGGATATATGGTTCTTCCAGGCACCATACGAGGATTGAAGCTTCTCCGGCGGCAGATCGCCGGTGGCGACCAGCTTTGCCATCCGAACAAACTTCCTCTGCGCATTTCGCTTGTTCTGGTTCTTAAGCTTCCGGATCACTTTCCCATCAGAAGTGATATATGTATGAAATCCCAGGTAGCTGACGCCGTTCTTAAACGGAAATATCTGCGTTTTTTCGTTCAGTGTCAGATCCAGCGTTTCAAGATACGCAGTGATGACTTCCAGGCAGTATTTCAAATACGCTTTGCTTGGATGAATCAGATAGAAATCATCCATGTATCTGCCGTAATACTCAATGCCCAACTCATACTTGATCAGCTTGTCCATGCCATCCAGGTAGAGCAGCGCGAAGCCCTGATTGATCTGATTCCCCAGCGGAATGCCTTTGCCGTCTGTGCTGTCAATGAACAGATCGCAAAGCCAGCAGATGTCAGGATCCGCAAAATGATGGTGGACGATATCTTTCAGCTGATCATGGGATATGCTGTAAAAGAACTTCGCAACATCACACTTGAGTATGTATCCGCCCATGCCATACTTGCTGTAGAACTGCTGCATCTGTTCGCTCAGCCGGTCCAGACCGAACAACGTTCCCTTCCCCTTCTGGCCGGCGCAGTTATCCAGGAGAAATACCCGCTGCAATTTTGGCATGATCACGTTGTCGCAAAGACTGTGTTGTATGACTTTATCCTTGAAAGATGATGTCTGTATGATCCGCTCCTTCGGCTCGTAAACCTTGAATTCGTTATAGGTAGAAACCGCATAGGTCTTATTCCGAAGCTGTTCGATCAGCATATGGATACCATCCAGGGCAGCCAGCGCAAACCGGGCCGAACTCTTTTTGTAGCCCTTCCCCTGCTTTGCTCTGCGGAATGCCCGGTACATATTTCCATAGTCAATTACTTTCTCAAAATCCGTCATACAACACAGTCGCTTTCTGTTTATCCTGTTCGGAAAGGTTGTGCGTTCTTTTGATGTGGCGCATGGATTTCGGCTGATGCCTACTCTGTCGAGCTTTCCACCAGAACGGGCGGACGCCGTTGTCGTTGTTGTAGTTGTCATTGTTGATGTTGCCGGACGGCGAAACGCAAAGAAAAATACAACGCACAGCCTCAGTATTTACTGCCGTTCCTTCGTTCTCCATGCGATGGCCATGTATTTCACATCCTGAGCCATCTTGGACCAGTAAGCCGCTGACTTGTCACTCAGCAAACCTAAATTCATGGACAGTTCGATGTAGAAAAGCAGTTCGTCGCAGAGAGTAACCGCTTTCGTGATCGTCTCGCAGCGTTCCAGCTTGCGGGACACATTGTGTATGCGATTAGCTTCCAGCAACGCTTCGTAGATATCCACGCTCCGGATCTGGATGCGGTCAACGAGGGAATGGCGATACTTCTTTG